TACTCGCGCCACAGGCGCAGCGCACGCAACTGCTCGCGCACACCGACGCCCTCGGTGGCGTTCATGAAGATCGCCGAAATGGCGTTGCGAACGTGGAAGCCGGGCGTCATCGTGGCGTACGTCTTGAAGAAGTTGGTCCACGTCGTGAACAGCCGACCAAACAGCTTGGAGTCCAACACTTCCTCGACGCCGAAGAACGCCCGCTCCAACTCCTTGTCGATGATGAGGCTGCCATCCGGGCCAACCTCACGCCAGCCTTCACGCAACTGCGCTTTCAGTACCTTCGGGAGCTTGCCGTTCTTGGCGTCGCGGATCATGTCATTGAGCGCCCTGGCGGGCAGGTCGTTGGTCGTCGTCAACGCTGCCAGCGCCTGCTCATGTGCCATCAACGCGGCCTCGATCTGCTTGCGCGTCCTGACCGGGAGAATCTGCTCGGCGTTAGTCATGAACTTGTTGATGTCATTGACGGCTTTCATCAGCCCTTGCGCATCTTCGGGGCGCATCTGGTACTTGGCGACACGCTCCAAATCTTTGAGCGACGGCGCACCGGCCCGGCGATTCTTCTCCACCATGTCGATCGCGCGCTGGCGTACCGCGTACTTCTCGATGTAATCCTCGATCGACTTGTGAACAGCCCGCGCCGCCTCGGCGTCGTCGTACGCCTTCTGCCAGTCAGCGACCGGATCAGGCATCCGGGTGTCGTACAGGTCGGTCATCATCTCGCCGAGGCGCTGGTTCGCGTACGCCGCTGTCTCGGACTCGGCCTGCAGCGCGGCGATGCGCTCGTCGGCCGGGCCTTGGATGCCTGAGCGGATCGCCTCGAACTCTTTGGGTTGACCCTTGGCACCCTGCTCCCTGATGCCCTTATAGGCATCCGCGATCTTCGGGAAGAACTCGTTGTTGATGTACTGCTCGGGGTTCGGCGGCGGTCGCATCGCGCCAACGATGTCGTCGGGGAGCGTGCCCTGTTCCTGTGCGGCGGTAGCAAGATGCGATCGTGCCTCTTTGATCCGCTGGCTGAGCGGGGGCGAAGCGTTCGGGTCGACCCAGCCTTCCGGCAGAACTGTGTTCCCAGCCGGGGGCCAACGAGATTCCGATACCGGGTTGTAGGGAGCCTGACCCCTCGTCCATCCCAACTCCTGCATCCGTGCCTGGCCCTCGGGAGTGAGATTGCGCCACTCGTCTTGGATCAGTCCGACAAGTTCCGAGTCGGTGAGGTTGTCCAAATCCTCAACGTTGTTGCGCGTGACCGTTTCCCAGTTCTCCATGTCCAGGGTCGGCCGGTCCCGAACTTCGTTCAATGCCTCATCGAACGCGTCCCTCGAATCACGCCACCATGACTGCGAGTACGGCTGCTCCCATTCCTGACGACCTGGCAAGGGGAGAGCCGCCTTGTCCGCTTCCCGCATCCGCGCTTCGGCACCGGCCAGCCGACGACGAAGATCGTTCAACTCCGCATCAGGAGTAGCCAGCCGCGCCTCGCCAGCTTCCTTCCCCACCCGCTCGGCTTCTTTCCAGGCATCGGACAGCGTGCCGTTGAACGTGCGCTCCGTTTCACCGGGAATCCTGATCCGCCACACACGTTCGTTGCCCGCACGTTCGACGCGCACGATCTTGCCGTTGATCTTGGCGCGGAACCGATGCCCACGCGGGTTCGGCTTCGGATGCGGTGGCTTCGCATTCTTCGCCAGCCACGCATCCTCTTTGTCCAACTCTTTCTGCAACGCCTTCAGACGACGAGTGCGGCTCGCCTTGGTCGACGTGCGGTCGATCCGCCCAGGGTCATACCGACCGGTCCACCACGGTTCCTCGCCGCGCAAACGGCGCGTGCTGGGCTTCTGCCGGTATCCCTCCAACCACTTCGGTTCGTTGGCACCCCGAGCGCGTGGCTTGGGCCGTCTGTAGAACTCGCCCTCACCCATCCCTGGCTTCGTCCAGTATGCCTCGTCGCGGATGCGCTCCATCTCGCCTGCCAGGCTGCGACGGCGTTGGTAGTGCGTCTCCCATACGGTGTTCTTGCGGGGTTGAGCCCTGGGCTTCTGGCGTCCAACCTCGGTCCACTCGACGAAGCCGAGTCCCTCGGGTGGGTTCTCGATCCGGTCGATGTCCTGGCGTAGGCCGTAGGCGAGCGTCTCGTCAGCGACGTACTCGCGCGCCTCGGGTGAGTCGATCAGGTTGCGCGCCTTCTCAGACTCGTAGGACAGCAAACCCTTCGTATTGTCCCCGTTGCGCGTCCACCATTCGATCTGCTTGTCAGCTTCGGGAGCCCACACCTTGCCCTTGTCGGTCTGCAGAGTGGAATGCTTGGGTGATTGAAGGCCATGCTCTTTGGCGTACTGGTCGCCGTAATCGAACATGGCGGTCGCAACGCCACGCCGTTGATAGGCGGGGTCGACGCTGATCATCGCCACTTCGCCGGTCTTGGCGCTCCACATCAGCGAGGACACGAACTCGGGATCGGCTGGATTGGTGCCAGTGCGAGCGTTCGGCGTCGAGCCCTGCATCCACTCGGGCAGGGCCGAGGGGGTGGGCGCGGCTTTCGGCAGCGCTCCCTCGGTAGAGAACAGCAGGCGATGTATCCCTTCTTCGCCATGGGGCAGATCATCGGGCTTACTAGTGGTGAACTCGATCTTCGGTTTGGACCCGATCGCTGCCGCCATCCGAGCCTCACTCTTGTCGAGCGGTGTCGGCGGCGGCTTGCCTTTGCCTCTCTCCTGCAGATGCAACTCACGGAAATCGCGGTTGGCGGTATCCAGACGAATCCGTGCGGCCCGCACGTCGATCCCGGCGCTCGGGTTCAGGAAGTTCTCGATCTGATTCTGCTGCTCAGTGTGCTTGGCGATGGTCTCCTGGGCCTTGTTCCAGGGGTGTTGCTTGACCCAGCGCTCGACGCGGGTGACTTCTTCGTCGAGTTGGTTGGCGCGGCTGTGCTCCTTCGCTGCCGCCTCGCGAAGCTTGCGAGCCTGGGCATAGAGCCCCCGATCCGCCGCCTCCATACGCGCTTGGCGGGCTTCGGTGCGGGGGGCAGTACCGCCCGTCTTGCGACCCAACTGATCGTCGATCCGCTTCGCCTGCTGTTCGAGTTCGAGCCCAGAGTTGCGACGGAACTCGTATTCTTCCGAGACCGAGCGCAGGCGGGTCCGTAGCTGCGCTGCTTCTCTCGCCGCTTCCGAATCGGGACCGGCTTCGAGAATGGCGGTGGCGTCGGCCAACTCCTTATCGGTGACGAGATGGTCGTAGCCCTCCGGGCGATCCTTGGTCTCACGCTTCAGCCGACCGGCGACCGCCCTGCGGGCCCGGTCCTTCTCCTTCGCCAACGCAGCCTCGGCGGCATCCACTTCGTCGCTCATGGCAACGAAGCGATCCAACGTCGCGCCGAACTCGTCGCTCTCACGATTTTCCAAGGCGTTCTTCAGCCCCGCTTCCAACGTTGCCAGCCGGTCGTGCTCAGCCTTCAACTCGTCGGCGATCTGCTTCAGTCGAGCCTTGACCGCAGCGTTGATCTTCTTCGGTGTCTGTGACCGAATGCCGTGGATCGTGCTTCGGCTGGTGTCGATGATTTCCTGATTGGCCGACGCCTCCTTCAGCAGTTCGGTGTACTCGGCCTCCAACTTGGCGACCTTGACGCGACGGTTGGCGACGACCTTCTCGGCGCGGGCCAGATTCTTGGCGCTCTTTTCGCGTGCCAGATCGAACGCCTGCTCGGCCTGCTGGCGTGTGCCCTCGATGTCTTGCGCCAAGGTCTGACGTTCGGCGGCGGCAGTATCTTCGAACTCGCCGAGCACCTGCCGATGGACGTTCTTGTCGCCGCCCTTGGCGATGATCGCGTCGCGAGCCTTGGTGGCTTCAGCATCCTCCACCATCTCCCACACGTCATCGCCGGTCGGTGCCCGCTGAGTTGATTTGGCCCTCGTCCAGCGCGGGTCGGTTTCACCCGACGCGGGGAGGTTCTCAACTTCGCGGCCGTACGGGTCGTACGCGATCGGTGCCTCGGTCTTTTCGCGCAGACCTTCCAGCCCGAAGCGCTCGGCACCGTGCATCAGGGCAGAGTTGCGGGCGACATCCTTCTCGGTCGCCTTGATGTAACGCCGCCACGCCTCCATCGGGTTCGACTCGTACAGGTTGCCTTCGAAGCCGTGCGACCGAAGTAGGCCACCCAGCTTTTCCTCCAACTCTGCGACCGAGCCGGTCGTGATCGTGATTTCGTTCTCACCGATCTTGAACGTCTGCGGCGAACCATCGGCGTTGGGGCGGAAGAAGCGGCGCTGCAGGAAGCCGCCTTCCTCCAACAAGTCCTTGTCGTGGATACCCATGTCGCGCCGGATGAAGTCGATCAGCGGGTTCTCACCCTTCTTCAACTTATTGAAGAAGCGGAATGCGTCGCGGCTCAGGACGTGCGGCATGACGTAGCGGGACTGCTGGCCGTTGGGCAGCATCCACGACATCAACTCGGGAGGCTCGGGAACGTCGCGACCCGGTGGCGTGTACTTCTTGTAGACCGACTTGATGGTGTCGATCATCTGCGGAGCCATCTTCGTGACCGCGTTCTCGACACCGTTTTCTTCGGCGTCCTTGACCATCGCCGCCCACTCGTCCTTGGAGTAACCCTCCAAGTCCTTGCCGAGTTGATGCAGGAACTGCACGCTGGGGGCGCGGAAGTCGCCTTTCGCCAGCCGCAGCACTTCGTTCATGGCGTAGACCCGCATCGCCTTCTCGCGGCTCATCGACCCCGCCCCGGTGATCAGCCGTTCCGCCGCCGGGCCCAACGTCTGACCGGCAGCACCCTTGGGCACGAACAGCTTGCGTGCCCCAGCACCAGCGGTACGGGACCATGCTTCCTTGCCGGGCGACAGGAATCGTGACATCGCCCGCGACGCCGCTTGGCTAGGACGAGCGATACCTCGCGCCAGGGCGTCGCCTGCTTGACGATCGAACAAACGGACAGGCCCGGCGAGCACGTCTTGGATCGGCACGCCGCTGAGGCGCATCGCGTGCTGGTCAACCCCCATCGCCTCCAACTGGGCGGGGGTGGCGACGTTGACACCGCGCCTGTTGATCAGGTCGAGCGCGTCCTTGTCGCCGATCTTGCTCAACTCGTCGTACCGGCCACCGGCCCTCGCCGCTTCGGCTGCGGTGAACTCTGCTGCCTCGTCGGCCCCAGTTCCGCCCATCAGGCGCGCCCACTCGGAAGCCGTGTCAGCAGCTTCGGTCGCGGCTCGCGCCTCTTTGCCCGCCAGGTTCTGCGCATCGAGCAGTTTGTTGGCGTAGCCGATCCGATTCTCGATACCGGACGCGGCCTTGGTGCCCGACGACAGCCACGCCAGCGGGTCAGCACCGACATCCCCGGCGAAACCGAGCCCACGCCGTAGCCAGATATTGGCATCGCTGCCTTCGGGTCCGAACTGCGGCTCGATGATCGACGTCCCGAAGCCCTCATGCTCCTTCGTGTCGCGCCACATCTCGGACCACTGGAAGCCTTCTTCGTCGTCAGCGGGCTTGCGGATCGGCGTGTACTTCAGCCCAGTCAGGTTGGCGACGGCATGGCTGAGGTCGTCTGCCGCCTCGGTCTCCAACAACTGGCGAACTGTGCCGACCGCTGCGGCGCGGGGGTAATCGAGTACTTCGAGTGGCTTCAGCACAGCCCGGCTGACCGGGTTACCGACGATCCATCCGAGCCCCCGGATCGCGTCCTCTTTAAAACCACCATCGGGTGGCCCGGCTGGCTCCATCGCCGCCTGCTGGAACGTTTCTTCGCTGGCACGAATGCGATCGGCGAGCGACATGCCGATCGCGGCCCCTCGGGCGGCGGGCGCTGCGACAGCACGCCGACGACGTGGCTGCGGCATGGCCGCAGGCTGCATGAACGTCACTCCGTGGCGCGGCGCGTTGTAGCTCCGCATCTGGATTGCTTCGAGCGGATTAACGCGAGCCATTACCGCTGTCCGAGCGCACCGATCTGATACAGCGGGGCGAGGCGTTGCTGGATCGCATCAGTGCGCGGCGACCGACCCTGCCGACCGGCGACGATCGTGGGAGCGAGCCCCATCAGGTATTTGAAGGCGGCGGATGACTGCCGCTTGTCGATGTCGCGTTCCTTCTTCATGTAAATCTGAGCGGCTGCCTGCGGCGAGATTGCCTGGTCGACGGTGCGTTGCTTCTGATAGTTCGCCATGTCCCGGAATGGCTGCTGCCTCACCAAGTCCAACATCGAGTAGCCCTCGGGCCTGATGCCGTTGATCATCTCGGACGTTCGCGGCTTGCCCGGCAGGGAGAGTTCCACATCATTGGGATTCGCTGCCCCCATGACGGCGTCGCGAACAATGTCCCCAGCCTGCGAGAAAGCACCGGGATTGGGCCCGGCGGTGGGTTGAGCCTCCCCCGTCCAGGCGCTGCTGCCGTTGATGTACGACGGCAGATTGTTGACCGGCGGCTGCCCCGGCTGCTCGGGCTGACGTGGCCGCGGTGGGCCGAGCAGCATGTCCATCGCCGCCGCCGGGTGATACGGCTGATTGGGGTCACGCATGTCGGCTCGGGCTCCGGGACTCATCCCTGGCAGCCTGCTATTGATCGTCGCCTGCTGGCGTGCCAGGTCCATCCCGGTCGGACTGATGCGCTGATTGGCCTGCTGTGTCGCGAGCACATTCGGGCTGGGGGCTCGCCACTGATTGACGCCTTCGGGCATCTCGGGTCGTAGTGCCTGCCCCCGACTGGCAGCACCGAAGTACTCGCTGAGCGCCTGCTGCGTCGCTCCCCGATACTTGTCCATCGTGCGGGCATCCTTGATGTCGTCCTCGCGGTACTTCTTCATCCGCTTCAAGCGATCTTCGAACTCTTTGCGCATCAGGTCACGATCGCCTTGCGTGGCGGCGACCTGACCGAGCATCCCGACCAGCGATGGGTCGTTCTCCAACGCGTACTTCACGTCGTAGCTCGCCCGCGGATCGGGCAGGCCCATCTTCTTCAACCACTCCATCTGTGGCGAGTCGCGCTGAGCCACCTGGACATACTGACCATCCGCGTTCATGCGGATGTTGGGCTGATTCAACATGCCCTGCTCGGCCAGGAACGGCTTGTAGATCGAATCGGCGATCTTGCCGATCGAGTTGAAATCCGGCTGTTCCTCGATGCCGTTCATCGGATCGGCCGGGATGGTGTCCAACTCGCTCCGCATGTCGGCTGCTTCTTCGGGGGTGATCACGTCGGCGTACTTCTCAGGGTTCTTCAGCATGGCCTTCACCCTGGCCGTTGCCTTCCCGGCGTTCATGCCGCCCATGATCAGATCGGCGATCGTGCCTTGGATGCCACCCGACTGCGCCATCGCCTGCAACTGGTATTGCTGCGTGGCTGCCATCGGTGTCTCGTCGTACACCGGATCGAGCGCGCCGGGCGCGTAGGCACCGGGCCCGGACATGTACGCCATCACGTTGTTGCCGACCGACGATCCCATGTCCTGGCCGAAGTTCATCAACTGCGCGGCATACCCCAAGTCGTACGGCTGCGCACGGCCCTTCGTGTCCAACTGCGGAAGCTGCTGCATACCGAACGTCGCGCCCATCGTCGGATCGAGCCCAGCGGTGTCGAACGACGGCTGACCTTGACCGAGTAGCGCGTTCTGCATCGCCAACTGCTGGGCCGTGTAGTACTGACCAGCCACGCCGTAGTCGTCCATACCGGTGTCGTAGCCGGTGTCGTAAGGGTCGTAGCCGAGGTCGGTCTCATCCTCGACGTAGTTGCCGTTCTGATCGAAGTAGCCCATGTGTCACACCGCCCAGGGAAGTTGTCCATTGGCCGGGAGCGTGCCGCCCGGTGCTTTCTGACCGACGAGGTTCATGTACGCCGCCAGCGCATTCTGCATCCACGCGTTGTTGGCTCCGACGTTGGTGTCGCCGACCGTGTTACGCCGCCCCCAGTTCGTCGTGTCCTCTTGACTTTGGGTCTGGAACATCAGGTTCTGCAGCATCTGATCGAAGGCACCCTTGGCTTTGGTCTCGGCCATATTGACGCCGAGGTTCAACATGTTGCCTTCGAGGCCCAGGTTCTGATCGAACGTCGAACGATCCCCGGCGAGAGCGCGCCTGTTGGCTGCCTGACGAGCTTGGTCGGTTCCGGCCAGGATCGCCAGTTGGCTCGCCATCGCCCGGTCGGCTTGTACGCCTTCGTTATTGGTCTCACCGACCTGACTGGGATTGACTTTGTTGGCCGACATCATGCGCTGCATCGCTTCTTGCAGATCAGGGTTCTTGGTCTGCAAGCCGCCCTCGTAGGGGTTCTGATACTGGTTCAACTCTCGGCCTGCGGCGTCGAACGCGGTGTAGCCCCGTCCCCGGATGCCCTCGATGCCAGTATTGACGCCTTGGCGGGTTTGGTTGTAGAGGGCGTTGTCCCATTTCATATAGTCGGCCGGGTTGGGCAGATCGAGCGCCTCGTAGTTGATGTCTTTCGGCTTGCCTGACCCAACGATCGACGCCAAGTAGTCGAACGTCGCCTGGTCGAGACCACCGGGCCCGGCACCACCACCGCCGCCGCCACCGCCGCCACCACCACCGGAACCGCCGTAGCCGGGCGGATAGCCCTGTTGCGTCGCGTCGCCCCCGATCGGGTTATAGGTCCGGTACGCCTCCAAGTACCCCTGCGGATCGTCGCGCATCATGGCACCAATATCGGTATTGCCGTTCTGGGCATAAGCGTGGAAATAGTCGGAAGCGCCAGGATTGACCGTCTTCCAATCCTTAATGCCCTGCACGATCGGAGCCACCGAATACGAAGGCACCTTCGGCGTGGGGGTCGCTCCCGCCTTGGGCTGGTAGTAGGAAAGTCCAGCCGCCTTCGCTCGCTGAGCAGCGGTCTGCCCGGCTGAGTATGGCTTTGGCGCTGGCTTCGGCGGCGGCGCCCACGGATTGTTGCTTCTGGGCCAACCCATCAGATACCTCCTACGAGACTGCGCAGATACTCCAACGCCCGAGCGTCATTGGCGATCTGCTGTGCTTTCTGCGCCTCGATGTCAGCCAATGATTGCTGGCGAAAGGCACCGAAGCGCTGCTGATTTGCGTCGTACTGCTGCGCCTCTTGGGTCATGTCCTGCTGGGCCCGTCCGTACTGCTGGGCGTAGTCGCCGAGGTAGTTCGTCATCGCCTGGTGCTGCACGCCGGATCGGATACCGGGCCCGCCCATTCCACGCTGACCGAACTGCGCCTTGTACGTCGGGTACTGACGCCCGAAGTTTCTCGACATGTCGTTCAGGTTCCGCTGTCCGCGCTGCTGACCGAGGAAACGACCGTAGGCATTGGTCGCCGTCTGGTTGCCATAGTCGTACTCGACCGCCGACTTCTGGCGCTCGTAGCCCCCGGCGTCATACGGCGTGAAGGTCGCCATCACCCGATCCTGATGATGAAGTTGATGACAAGGTAGGGCGGAATGTTGCGATCGGTACCCGACTCGTCGTTGGACGCTGCGCCCGACGCGGCAGTCAGGGTCGGCAGGTTGATGCCGTGCGTGTGGGTCGGCTCGGTATCGGTATTGGTGGATGGCGGATCGACGTAGCCCTGCTCTTGGAACCAACCTGACGGGGCCGACGAGAAGTGGAACCCCGACCCTGGGTGCGTGATCAGCGACATCTGACGTAGCGCGGCTGCCTCGCCGTAGAGCACGTTGGACACCCCGCCACCAAGATCGACCGGCCAGCCAACCGGATCGCCCTTGGTCGACCAACCTCCCGTATTCGTCTTGGCGATGTTGACGGCGTGGGCGTGACTGCCGCCAGCGTCAGTGGTGGCTGCCGCGTGGTTGTGGTCGATCGGGTGAGTGTGGGTGACGACCGGCGAGTTGCGGTTGCCACCCTTCTCGCCGAGTGTGTCGAACACTGACACCGATGAGTCACGTCCGACCGGCATCCGACCTTTCAGGTTGGGCAGGTTGAACGTCCCGCCCGAGCCGCCATAGGTGTACTGGATGAGTGCGAACAGCGCCACGAACCTCGGATCGGTCGTCGATTGTGACGACCCGTCGCAGAGCCACCATCCAGCGGGTGCAGTCGCGCCCGCGAACTGCCAAATGATGCCGACCGGCAGCACCGTCGCGTCGACATAACTCTTGGGGACAGCGTGCGTTGCCAGAGACGGCGCTGCCCCCAAGAGATTGAGTGGCGCGGCCATTGCCACCGAACCGTCGCGGTTGATGACTTCGGTAGCGATGTGATCCTCGACGGTCTGGAAGTTCCAGTCGACGTCGACCGCAGTAGCGGGAGTGTCGTTGAGGATGCTGCGGAGAGGGGGCATGGCTGTCATTAAGTGGTGAACCTCCGCATGTTGACTTTGAGCACGATGGCGTCAACACCCCATGCCTGGGCCTTGGTGTAGTCGTTGGGGGCGAACTCCATCTGGATTGCCCGCGCCCACCCCAATGATGCGCCACGCGAGGCCGGGTTGGCGGTCTTGGGACGTTCCAGCACATCGCCGTGTTGCACGCCAGCCGACCAGTTCGTGCCGTCACCCCAGTTGAAGCCCTGACCTTTCGGGTCGGCGGCTCCGAGCGCCCGCCAAAACACGCCACCAGAGGCATCGAGCGAGAAAACGTGTGAGCGGCGCTCGTTGGTCGAGTTGTAGTCCCAATACGTCGAAATCCGCACATCGGTCGGTTCCGGCGGGATGCGAGCGATCACGCGCGGGCGCAGAAACGACTTGCGAAGTTCGGGCCACCCCAAATGCTTCCAACTCGTCCGATATCGGCACCGGAAGCCGACCGCAGGCTGGCCTTGGACGAGCACATCGCCCGCGATCGCGGGCTGGATGTCGACGCTCAGCACCCCGGCCACGCCGACACAGCCGCACGTCACGACGAGCGGGTATTCGGTGGCGATATCGGAGTATTCGACGATGCAAGCGATCGTGCCGGTCGCCGGTTTGTGGCGAATCCAGGCTCCGTTGAGCGTCGGATCGAAGATGAACAGCGAACCGTGCGAGTTGTCCACGTTGTCCAAGTCCCACGGCAGCGAACACCACAGCCGACGACCGACCCACGACAGCCAGATGTCCACACCGCTGGTCAACTGATCGAGCGCGTAACGCAGCTTCTCGGAAACGTTGATCGGCGATTCACCTTGGTAGGCATAGATCGCATTACGTCCCGACGCCGAGTAGAAGTAGATCGAATCCTCGGAACGGGTGACGGCGGTCGGTGCTGGCGTGCCGATCGCTCCTGAGACTTTGATCAACTGCCACGAATCGGAGTCATAGCCGTAGAGCGCCCACATCGAGTCCAGCTTGAAGATCAGCAGATGGTCACGGAACGACCGGATCGCGGTGATTCGCCCGCCGCCCTGCTCGATGTCGATGAAATCTTCCTTGGCCCAATCTTCGGGCTCGTCGGTGTGTGACCAGCGCAGGCGATTCGGGTAGTAGATCGAATCCTCTTGCGTGCTGGCCGCGAAGATGTAGCCGCCGTGCGGTTCGAGATGGTCGGCGGCAGGCATCACGCCACGCTTGGGAATCGTGTAGTCGTTGTTCCAGTTCAACGAAGTTGCCACCGCCACCGCCGCACCCTTGTTGCCGGATGTCGGCTGGTTCGTCACCTTCCAACAGGGGTGGGCGTGACCAGTCGCGATGTAGACGACATCGCCCCACGACGCCGGATCGGCGAGATGCGGTGCGGCGTCACACACCAGCCCGAGGTCAGTGAACACTGTGTTCGGACCAGCAGCCCAGACCTTGCCCGCATTAGCGATGAACACCGAGAAGGCACCGTTCGAGTACAGATGCAGTTGAGCGTTGCGGGGGCGCCACGCCGTGGTTGGGCTGGCCACGATGTCGGTCGGATTCCAACGCGTCCAACCGGGACGGGTGTAGAACCCGACGCGTGGATCAATCTCCATGTTGAGCATCGACGGTGACTCGTTGTCGGCCAACTGGAAATCGGACTTGGCGCTGTTAATGCCGCCGGTGAAGTCGATCAGGTTGACGGGCTGCAGACGGCTCACGGCACAGGAACCTCGAATGGCGGGAGTGCCACGGTCCAAGGCTGCCCAGGATTGCCACCAAAACTCGACATGGCCGACATCACCAACGGGCGGTGGTGGATCGGGTCCATGATCGCCCGGTGCGCTAACTCGACATCGGCCTGCCAGCGCGCCATGTACGTCGCTTCCAGCGTTTCATCTTCCTGCTGGGCGTAGGCCAGCGCGCAGGCGTAATGGGTGAGCGGCAAATGCAGCCGCCAATCGCAGTCAGGTGAGAGTTCTGGGGTGAGCCACTCCACCGGCTGACGGAAGCCGCGCAGATGGTAGATGTGTTCCTCGGTATAGGCCGGGGCAGGCCACAGGTAGACGAGGCTGCCCCACACCGAGTACATCACCGGGCCCGCCGATCCGGTGGCGACAGCATTGAAGCGATCCTCGGCCCAGATTTGGGGCACCATTCCGAGGCGCACCCCGTTGGTCTTGTCGGTGAGCGCCATGATCCCCGGCACGTTGACATCCCCGGCAAGTTGCATCGTGACCTCGCCAGGAGTAAGCACCAAATCCCACGCTTGAGCGTAGAACGGCCAGCGGGTCTCGCCGTTCAGTGTGCGCTCGAACGCCTGCTGCAAGTACACGTCGATCGTCTGATCGGGCAGATCGGCTTCGTCGGTCTGCGTCTGGGTACGCACCACGGCGCGGAGTTCGGACAGCGTAGTCACCCGAACAAATCCTCTGCGGTAACAGCCGTTTCCGGCTCCTTATCACGAACGTGATAAGGACGCTTAGCTTTCGGCGGGGGTGATGGCTTCACCGTGGGATCGGCGTTGCCAACCGCTTGATACCGCGAAGCGGGGGACGTGTCACGTTTCCCGCCTGCGTGGTTGAGCACCTTGTCAGTAGCTCGGGTGCCGTAGAACTCCCCGACCGTCATCGCCCCCTCTTTGGTGGCGTTGATCGGACGGGCGTAAGGGTTGTTCGGCTTCGTCATGACACCATCCTCTCATGGTCGCCCCCGACCCGGTTGGGACGGGTCGGGGGCGACGAATCACGGAGCCTTGGTGATGCCGGTCAGCTTGAAGCAGCGACGGCGGTTACGGATCGTCGAGTTGCCGTACGTCGTGATAAACGACACCCGAGCGTCGAGCGCCTGGGCAACTGCCGGGGCGGCAGCGGCCGGGGCCGGGCCCGTCGAACCAGCAAGGTTGCTGGTGAACGGCGACTGCTGGAAGTTGCGGTCCTTGTGGATGGTGAGTCCGACGTATTCGGAGTTGATCCCGAACATGGTCCCCGCCGGGCAGTCGGCATCCCACATGACGGGAGCGTTCTCGAACAACAGGTTGCGGAACCCGAGGTTCGCCTTGTTGGTGTCGGTGTAACGGACCTGCGGGGTAAGCGTCGACTCGTAGAAGGCGTAGGTCGCGCTGTCGGTGAAGATCGCGTCCACGGTGTCGCCACCGTTGTCCGATGATGTCATCACGGCTGTCCGCATCGCCGTTTCGAGACCGGCCGCGTCGACCGCACCGACCGCCGCCTCGTACGAGGCCCACCACGGATCGTTGGCGGGGTCGATGCCACCGATCGGGGTGGTCGAGTCAATCAGCGCTCCGAGTGCATTCCAGTCGTTGGCCGGTGTACCGGACGGCGTGCCGTACAGCATCTTGGACATCTTCGAGCGCATCGTCATCTCAGACTGCTTGATCTTGGTTTCGAGCAGATTGATGCGCTGCTCCTTGCCATTGTTCTGGGCCTCGTCGAGGCCCGAGATGGCGATGGTCGAGTACCACTGCTTCCAAGTGAAGCGCGCCGCTGTGAGCGCGTTCTGGGGCGTGACATTGATGACCTGCCACTCGGAGTAGGTATCGGCCTGGCCTTCGGCGTAGAGCAAAGGCTCGATGATTTCGTAGCCACCGTCGATGACGCGAACACGACCGTTGGAGAGGAAGTGTTCGAGCAGCGGGGACTTCTTGAAAATGTTGTCCGTGTATGTGCCACGAACATTGTGCATCGTGCTGGTCAGGAGTTCATCCCAAACAGCGGGGTTATGGGTCGCATCAACATGCGGCATTGGACAGTCCCTTTCGGGTCAGCCGATCAACGTCGCTTGGCCTCGACTTCGTCGTATGCCGCAGCGATCGCATCTCGGTAAGACGAGTACGACGGATTCGCAGGAGTCGAACTTCCTCCAACCACGCCAGTCCCATTGCCGACCACCGCAGCCGCTTGCGCCGCTGCCGCTTGACGTTGGGCCTCCGTCTGCTGCCGCTGTTGCGCCGATTCTTGCTGCGCCTGCTGCATTCCCTGGAAAGCCATCGCCTGGTACACCATCGGAAGCATCTCGATGCCCAGCCCCATTTGCATGGTCTGGCCTACGACCGCCCTGACTTGATCTTCGTTCAGCCCGTACTTCTGCTGCAGTCCGTACACCGCTCCCCGTAGCTGTTCGTCGGCTTCGCGCTGCATGATTCGATCTTCGAGCGCCAGGCGTGCCTGCCGTTCGACGTGAATCTCACGTTCCAAGGGGTCATCAAACTCAGGCTCTTGCTCCGCATCAGCGATCGCCCGCTGCTGTGGGCTGAGGCCCAAGTACTGTTCGACGCTCATCCCCGCCCTACTGGCGAGAACCTGCATCGTCAACCCAGGATTGACCTGCATCGCTTGATGGAGTCGCAGGGCATCTTCATGCTCTCTGCGTTGTTCCGCGAGTTCTTGGCTGTGGCGTGTGAACGCCGCCTGTCGTTGATACCCCTGTAGCGCTTCCGACAGTGGAACCGATATTTCTTCGCCATCGACTTTGACTCGAACATGCCTTCCGGCAATCGAATCGTCAATGTCGAGATAGTCAGGCTCTGCTGGGGGTGGTGCTGTGGACTGATCCGGCGAGGACTCGATTTGTCCACCTTCTTCGGCGGGACCGCTCTCTACCGGTGCCCCATCAAATGGGGCTGGTGCATCACTCACGAATCCATACCTCCGGTTGTTCGTGTGTGAGCCGGATCATAGTCACACGAACTGGTGACGCCTGGCAACTACATCGGAGGCGCGCCCGCCATCATTTCTTCCGGGGGCGGTCCCTGCTGCTGCTGCATCAAAAGCGCGAGTAGCTCGGGCGGTATTTGGCCTTCCATACCGGGCGGCATCCCACCTGGCGGTGGACCACCCTGTTGAGGCATCATCTCTGGCGGCATCGGCGGCATTCCGCCTGGCGGCATACCCATAGGCGGCATACCGAGCGCAGCCCCAGCCTCGGATGCTCCCGGCCCCGGCGGTGGCTCGGGCGGCGGGCCACCGAGTTGCTGCAAGGACTGGTCGGCACCTTCGGGCGGGGGCGGTGGAGGCGGGGCCTGCACGAAACGACCGGCGTCCTTGATACCGAATCCCTTGGAGAGCAACTCCTGGTAGAGCGCTGGCATGTTGACGACACCAGCCTGCATGAACGGCTGGCTGACATCGACGATCTGCAGCGCCGACTGGCGACGGAAGGTCTCGTTGCGGGGCTCGGTCGAACCACCCTGGACTTCGAAATCGAACTCGCCGCGTATTCTGTCGGCATCGAAGTTGACCCAACCCTTAACGGGCATCGTGACGATGCGAGCGACCTGTTCCCCGGTCGTGTACTGCTGCATGAGTCCGACGACGCGCTCGGCGATTTCGGACAAGACGAGTTCGACCTTGGCGAGCCGGTCCTGGGCTCGCGCGTTGGCTGCATCTTGGATCATCGCCGCCTCTGTAGCGGTGCGTTTGATCTGCTGCTGCGGGGAGCCGCGCTGATAATCGCTCACACCTGAGACACGATCCAGGTCGTTGCTGATCATCGCCGACTGATCGAAGAACTCGGGCGGTGTAATGACGACGGGGACGGGTGCGATCGAACTGGACGGATCGGTGTCGCCAACGACGGGGATCATCACGTTGTCGCGGTCGGACTCCAACGCCTCCACGCCATCGGTGTCGAACCGGTCGCGGGCGTACACCCATGCCCGGCGGAACTTCTTGCGGTAGTTGAACATCGCCGTGCGGGTCTCGTTCAACTCCAACTGCAGCGATTCGATCTGTGCCACGTCGCCGACCGGGTAGAAGTGGTCGGGCACTTCGTAGTTGCGCAGCATCACGAACGGATGCCCGAACGCATACGGCATCGTGACCGGCTTGATGAGGTACGTCGCCTCGTCCTGGTCGTCGCTAGTGGTCGCGAACGTACAGACCTTGTAGCGCTTCAAGTCGTAGAACTCGATCACTTCACAGAAGCGGATCGCACCGGGGTTCGGCTTGTCGCTGCTGTCGCGCGCATCGCCGTCGTTGCTGTTCCATCGTGACCACGATGAGCCTGTGACCTTCTTGCGTGCCGAGGCGACATAGCGGCTGTCGACCTGTACGTCTTGCACCGGTCGCCACGTCCGCTGTGCGATCCAGCGCATCTCTTTCGGGTGGCGCGCATCGGGATCGACGAACATGTCAAAGATCGAGACACGTTCGATGAACGGCCGATCCTCGTTCCACTGATTCATCTCAGACTCGACATTGCCCTCTTTGTCCTCGCGGTCGTCGATGCCTTCTTCGGGCCCGGCGTCCACTTCGTCGCCGGTCTGGGCCTGCGTATCAGCAGGTTTGATTTCGGGCTCTTTCGTCCACTTGTATCCCACCTTCACCCAGCCGTGACCAGCGAGCAGCCAGTCGAGAATCGAGAGCCGGAACTCACGCTGGTAGTCGTAGGCGCGCCACAGCCAGTTCAACACTTCTTCGGTGATGATCGCCTGGAAGCCGGATTCTGGGTTACGGGCGTTGACGACGAAACGCGGATTATTGATGGCGACCGCCGGGGCCATCACATTGATCGTGGCGAACACCATATTGACGACGAGTTGATCGGTCGACGGATCGCCGTCGAGATACTTGCCTTGGTACAGGTCGATGTAGCGCTTCCACGCCTTGTCGTAGTTCGTCGTCTTGGATGTGCGCCAGTTCTTGCTGCGTTTGAGTTCGTTCTGATAGAAGCTGAGTAACTCGGCCTGTGTCTTGATCACACACCAACTTTCCATTGCAGACCACGAACGATCTTGCTGACCTGCTGACTGGATACACCAAAGAACTCAGCAACCTTCCTCTGCGTCATGCCGCAACGATGCATGTGGCGAATCGCAATCACCTGTCGTGTCGTCAGCTTCGCCGCCATCTGCAGATTCTCCCGATGAGTCCCGAGCCGCAAGTGCTCGACGTTGTAGCAAGCCGGGTTGTTGCAGAGATGCATGACTTCCATGCCCGGTGGGATGGAACCATGAGCGTCGATCCACGCCTGACGATGCACCAGCCCCGCACCTGTCCGTCGAGACCGACACCCGTACCCGCAGTTGTTGCGGTGCCCTGTCCATTCGATGCAGTCGTTCATTCGGCTCGCTCAACGTTGGGGCGCTTCGCCAACTCTTTCTCGGAGTCGACGCGCAGATGCTCTTTGAGATATTCGCCTTTGGTCATGTGCCAACCGCTGCGGCCGACGAGAGCCCCGCCTCGGAAGGCGAAACCGACGCCTTTCACCCGGCAGCGGAAGCACTCGTCGCGACCAGGCTCGGCCGCTTTGCCGCATTCGCAGTTCACTCAACGCCGGTTTGCTGATCGAGCCACGATACGAGTGTGGCTCGATTCTGATGGCCGCGCTCGTAATCGAGCAGCGCCTGGATGATGTCATCGCGGTTGTCGTCCACCGCCAGCGCATTGACATAGCTCTTGACTTCGGGGATCGAACCAGCGAGCACGGTTGCGGGATCGTCGGCGAGCGCAGCGACCGTGAACGGCTTGGCCGCTGTCACTTTGCCGTCCGGGTTGCGAACCGTGAACTGTGTCGTTCCAGCAACGTTCGGATCGTAGGAAGTCGTCAGCGACGTGGCGCTGACGTAGGTGGTGGGAACGATCACGCCGTCGACCTGAATCTTGGATTCAGCAATGAATCCCGTCCCTGTCGCGGTGACGAGCACGGCCCCGGCTGCGGCGCTCACCGTTGCCGGGGCGATAGACGACAGAACGGGAGATGTGATCGCCCCAGGAGCCCACACCTTCTGGCCCCATACCTGCCCATCATCGGGGTAGCCGCGCCAATCCTGACGCTGCTCTCCGCGCTGATGCCGCCCCTTGGCGTGGGGGCGTTGGCGCATCAACAGCGTTGCAGTCACTCGTCGTCGCCCTCAGCGGGGGCGTCGAGTTCGGCGTCCTTGGTCTGCTGGCTCACCTGATTCTCATAGGACTCAGGCTCGTCGACTTCAGTTTCCTCGGGTGTATCGCTCATTGGGGTTCCTCCTGTGTTGGATGGATTCTGTCACTTCGGGCGCACCGCGAATGAACCAATCGGTTCGCGGTCCTTGGTGATCGACTTACGACCCTTGTTGTTGATCACGTCGCTGAAGCTGCTGCCGAACGTTTGGCGCTCCCACCAGCCGAGCGTGCCGGGCGGCGGATCTTGTTTGGGTGTGAAGTCTGCGAACCACACGAACTTCAACATCTGGACTGCGATCGCGAGACTGATCACGCGGTCGTCGAACGGCGAGCCGGTCATCTTGCCTTTGTCGGTGCGAACGTAGGTGCGCAGTTCGGCGAGGGTCTCAGCGTCGTGGAGTACCAACTTGCCCTCCGGGCGTAGCTCTTTTGCCAACTCGTCGATCATGAGCGGCTTGGTAACTTGCGTCGTGTGAAAACCCAGGACATCGGTAGGTACCGAATGTTTGTACTTCGGGGATCGTTCGTAATAGATGGGGAAATAGCGAGCGCGCTGAAT